CCGCTGAGGTCCGCGCCGCTGAGGTCCGCGCCGCTGAGGTCCGCGTCGCGGAGGTCCGCGCCGCTGAGGTCCGCGCCGCTGAGGTCCGCGCCGCTGAGGTCCGCGCCGCTGAGGTCCGCGCCGCTGAGGTCCGCGCCGCTGAGGTCCGCGTCGCGGAGGTTCGCGTCGCTGAGGTCCGCGCCGCGGAGGTTCGCGTCGCGGAGGTTCGCGCGGCCATCCCCATCCGCGGGCGCCGTGCGGATCACCGTACCCGTCCAGCGGTTGCGGATCTCAACCGTCCGCGCGGGTTCCTGCGCCGGGCTGGCGCCCTGCTCCGGGGCGGTCACGCGGCCACCGCCGAGCGGGCGTGGTCGGCCGCGGGCGCCTCGAAGAGGTCGCGGGCCTCGTCGGCGGGCTCGATGACGAGGCACCCCGCCTCCTCCAGGATGCGGCGCGCCTCGGCCATGCTCAGCAGCGGCGGCATCGTGTCCGCCGCCAGGGCGTCCATCGCCCTCGGCAGCTCGCCCGTGACGGTGAGGTGCAGCACCCGCAGCACGTCCTGCAGGAGCGCGCCGACCTCGGCGTCCCCGCACACCTCGACGGTGCGGGCGCGCGTCATCAGGTCGCCGATGTGGCCGTGGAAGGCCGCGCGCTGGATCGTGTTCAGCATCTTGCCTCGGTTCCTGGGGCTGGCTATCGTTCGAGGTGGAGGTCCGGGCCCCTGAACCGGCCTCCACCGCCCCCGTGTCGCTCTTGCCAGCGGCCGGGGGCTCCCTCGTTTCTTGACCTGCCGGAACATCCGTCGTACATTCCCGAAGACCAACCGAAACCACCCCCGCGCACACCCGCGTCGGGGGCGCTTCTGTTTCAGGCGGCTGCGGTCGCGGTGGTACGAAGGACCGCCTGCACCTCCTCGTCGGTCAGCCGAATCCCCGTCCGCTGCTCGTGGTACCGGAGCACGCCGTCGAGCGCGTACTCGAGGCGTCCCGTGTCCTCCCGCTTCCGAGCCGCGAACTTCCCCCGCAGCTTCGCCGACTCGCGCACCCCCTGGGTGGTGAACCCCAGGATGCGCGCGGCAGCGGCGCCGCTGATGAAGCGCTCCGACTCGTGGTCGGCCGACCCCTTGGCGACGGAATCCTTGCGGGCCATCCGTTTCTCTCCGTATCTTCGGGAACGCGCGTCCAACGTGCGTCTTGCGACTTTCGACAAGTTACGACAGGTTTGGACAACTGTCAAGCGTTTCCCGACGGGATGCCCACACGAGAGCAGCACCCCTTCGTCGCGGAGTTGGTGGCGGCCATGAAGGAGCGGAAGCTCCTGGACGGGGAAGTCGCCGAGGCGATCGGCGTAGACCCGGTGACGATCCGCCGCTACAGGTTGGGCGAGTCGGGGAAGCAACCGCCCGCCGCGCAGCTGGCGCGGATCCGGGACTACCTCGCGACCCTGCCGCCCACACGGCGGAGGGAGCGGGAGCCCATCCCCCTCTCCGCTCGGCGGGCGGCGGATGAATTGGTGGTGGTGCCGACTGACGAGGTGTCAGCGGCCCAAGCGCTTCACGACCTGGTGACGCAGGCCGCGGTGCGTGGCGGGGCGGGAGAGGTGGCGGGGCTGCTCGCGAAGGCCGAGCAGATCAAAGCCTGTTTCACGCATCCGGACGCAATTGCGTACGCGGACGCGTGGATCGAGAAGATGCGCCAGACCATCGATGACCACAGCACATCCCGCAAAGCGTCACGGACTCCGCCTCGCTGAGGCGTGGCAGGTCGTCAGTCCGTCGTTCGCGCTGGCCGAGCAGGGGTCAGCGGAATTGGCGGCAATCCTCGCCGTTTCTGGCATCGACGTCGTCGAGGAGGAGAACCTCCCCTTCGCCTATTTCCTCGTGCCAGCCGTCGGCCACTTCCGGGCGCGGCTCCACATCTCGGCTTCGCTGCCGCTGCCGGTCCGGACGTTCATCAAGCTCCGTGCAGCGGGTACGCTCTGGCCGACGAGGCGCCCGCGTTCCGCCGAAGCCGTCGACGTCGCGGCGCTCGCGGGCCTGTTCCCATACGAGAGCTTCCTCGAGGAGAGCGACGAAGCGGCAGCCGAGACGGTGCGGGCCCTGGCCTCCTGCCCCTCTCTCTGGCACGGGGCGTCGCTGCGTACCCTCCTCGGCCTCGCGAACGATGTGCTGAAGCGGCTGTACCCGGCGCCGCCGCCCGCCGATGCGGCGGCATGTGAGGCCGCCTGCGAGGAGGCGTATCACGCCGGGCGCGCAGCGCGCATGGACGGACGCACGAAGGAGGCTGAGGGAGAGTTCCAACGAGCGGTGCGGCTCGGCCGCCTCGTCGAGCGCTGGGACATCGTGACGCTTTCCCGGCTGGGGATCGGTCGGACGCACTACCAGCGCGGGAACTACCCGAAGGCGCGCGCCGCGCTTGAGCGTGCGGTCGCGAGCGCGCGGCGGCACGAGCTGCACCGGATCGAGGGCATGGTGCACCACGCGCTGTTCCACCTCGCGGTGGATCGGGATCACCTGGCCGCGGCTGCCGAGCACGCTGATGCTGCGCGCCGGATGTACGAGGCGCACGGGGATGACGGGGCCGACCTCGCGCACCTGGCACACGATGTCGGGCATGCGTGGGTCGTTCAGGGCGACTACCGCGCGGCGCTGCCGTTGCTACTCTCCTCCGCCACGACGTTCGAGCGGATGGAGGCCCAGCTCGTGGCGTGGGGAGACGTCGCGCGCGCCGCCGGCGGCGCCGGCCGCCCGGGGTTGTATCGGAAGGCTCTGGGTATCGCGCTCAACCTGCTCGCGAAGGCACCCACGGAGGAGCATGCCGCCGAGGCGTTGCTCGGCCTCGCGCGTGGCGCCCGTTCGCTCGGCTTCCGTGACGACGCGCACGCGTTCGCCCGAATGGCGATGGAAGTGGCGGAGAAGCGCGGAGAGGCAAGGTGGCTGATGGAGGCCGGGGCCGTCGTGGATTCCCTGCACGACGAGCCAGCGCGGAGCAGGCAATCGCCCACCCCGCGCTCTCGCGAAGGCCAGTCGCGAAGAAGGCTCGCTCGTGGACTACTCGCCAGCTTGAAGCCGGCGTAGACCTACGCGCAGCAGCGCCCTCCCTGCGGCCCAACCCACCCGGAGTCGCACGTCGTGCAGGGGATGCTGTCGGCGCGCAGGTTCGCCGGCGCGCGATCGGTCGCGGTCGGGATGTCCGAGCAGGCACCGAGGGCGGAGAGGCCGGCGGCGAGGGTGAGCCCGGCGATGGTGCGAAGCGTGGTGCGCATGGTGTCTCCTGCGGGAGGGGGAGGCGGTGCGCTCGAGCGCACCGCAGATGGTCGGCGCCAGAGGCGGCGCCGACGTTTCACGCCTGTGGGTGATGTGGTTGCGGCCTGAGAACATACGCGTGCGGCCCCGTGCGGGACCACATCCTCGAGGACAGGAACCGCGTGGGTGGGGCCCTTGCACTTCACCGCTGGCGACTCGAGGCCCCAAGCGCCGGCAACCGCGCACGGCCTGCGTCGGTTCGGCGGCTAGATGGGCAACGGGGAACTAAGGAGACGCGATGCGAGGGATTTTCGGCAACGGGAACCGCAGCGGCGGCGCTGCGGGCGGCGGTACCAGATCGGGGGGCGCCGCGGGGAGCGGCACCAGGTCCGGAGGCCCGTACGGCGGTGGGAGCCGAGTCGGCGTCCTGGTGGGCGGTGGCACCCAGGGAACCCTGCTCGGCAGCGGGAACCGCACGGGCGGCGGCACGGCCGGGAGCGGCTCGTGAGCGAGGGGATGCTGATGGGACGAAGCGGCCGCGCCTCGTCGGGCGGTCCCGTGGGGTCCGGTACACGCTCGGACTCCCTCGTCGGGGGCATCGGCTGCTCCGGCGGGACGTACGGATCGGGGACGCGCGTGCCCATCGCGGGCAGCGTCCGAAGGACACCCGTTCGACAGGGGGCGGCACGATGAACGACCAGCAACTGCTCACGAAGCTCGAGCAACAGGGCATGATGGAGCGAGGCGAGATGCTCCCGGACGAGACACTGACGCAGTTCGCCATTCGCCGAGGGTGGGCCGGCGAGGAGGAGTTCGCCGGTGGCGAGACGCTGTTCCAGGTGCTCACCGCACGCGGCCTGCTGACGTGAGCCGCGTCGGCTGATGCTGCGGACGCACGTCCTCGCCGCGTACGAGGAGGCTCTCGCGCGCGGCGAGTCGCTGTCGATCGACCAGCAGCGGCAGCTCGCGGCCGAGGTGCGCCGCCTGCTGGAGCGCGGCGGCGCGGCCGACTTGCCGCCGCGGGTGGAGCCGGTGCCCGAGCCGCGCGCCTCGCGCGTGGCCGTCACCGCCGAGCCGAGGGGGCGCAGCGCCGGCGGGCCCGAGGTGGAGCGCATCCGTGAGGCGCTGGCGGTGGCCGTCGATCGCGACGGACTGCGGCCGACGGCGCGCGAGGTGGCGGCGAGGGCGGCCGGGAGGATCACGCCGACTGGCCTGCAGAAGTTCCTCGACGGCGGCCAGCCGTACTCGCGGACGCTGATGGCCTACCGGATCTGGTACGTCCACCAGGTCCAGGGCGGGCGCATCCCGCTGGATGAGGAGGCGCAGCGCGTCGCGTTGGCCGTCCTCCTCGCCGACTTCGGTCCGCTGGAGCGGCAGCTGCTGGTGGAGCGGGTGAAGCGGCAGTACCGAGAGCGGGGACAGGCGCCGCCGCGGTGGCTCGCGGACGAGGATGAAACCTCTTGACATTATAGTCCATTGGATTATAATGAACGGAGAGACGCACGGCACGCCACCTTTTCCGGAGCCCGATCCATGACCGCCACGTCGACCACGGACACCTACGATGCGACCCTCGCCGAGGCGACGGCGCTGCTGATCGCCCGCCTCGGGCGCGCCGGGGGCGAGTGGCCCGAGGGGGAGATGGTCAAGGCGGCGAGCGACGCCCTGGGCAACGTGTGGTACGACGGCATCTCCGTCCCGGCGTGGGTGAACGCGGCCGACGCGATCCTGCAGGGACAGGCGACCGGCCCCACGGCGACTGCCCAGCAGCTCGTGGAGGCGCGCGAGATCGCGGACGCGCAGGGGACGACCGTGTGCATCGTGGAGGGCGACGGCACCGTGTTCGTGTGGGGTCGCGCCCTGGATCGTCTCAGCCCCCGGGCGCTCGTGCTGGCCACGGTGGAGCCGACGGCCTGGCGGGAGCGCCGGGAGCGCGAGGCGGCGGAGAGGATGGCTGCGGACGCCGCCGCCCAGGCGGAGTCGGACGCGCAGTGGTACGGCGCGATCGACACCCGCGCCGCGGAGCGGGAGTGAGCTTCGCGACGCGCGACGCCGCCGCGGTGAGGGTAGTCGAGGACGAGAGCACGCGCCTGGCGTTCGTCCGCGCCCGCATGACGATGGTGCGAGGGGCCGGGGACCTTCTCCCTCCCCCGCTTCGCAACCGCCTGGTCCGGGCGCTGGAACTCATCGGCCGCGTCGACAGCATCGACCGCAGCCGCCTGGAGCGGGAGGCGCGAGGACTGGAGGCCTATCTCCGCCGCGGCGTCGACCCCGCGGTTCGGGGTTTGGTGGGGGACGTCGCAGCGGCAGCGAGTGCCGCCCTCGTCGTTCCGCCGGATGAGGCCGACGAGGGCGAGCCCACTCAGGAGGCCGCGGCGCTGGGCGCGCGCATCGAGGCGTTGTGGATGCGGAGGACCGGGGCAAAGTCCCCGCGCGGGGCGCGCGCATGGATGGCGCGGACGTGGCGCGTCCAGCCGCTCACCGTGTCCCGCTGGCTCTCCGGAGCCCGAGCGTTCGATGGCCCGGCGCTGGCGTTCCTCGAGCATCTGGAGGAGTGCCGCGCGCCGGAGTAGGGCCCCGCTCCGGCGGGGGTAGACCGTGATCGTCCAGCACGCACGAGTAGAAGTGGTCCCCGCCCCGGCGGGGGATCCGTGAAGCGCCCCGGCATCCTTGCGGATGCCGGGGCGCTTCACCTTGCCCACCCCTCAATCGCGGTAGGAGATTCGGACACGATCTCAGAACCCGCACCGCCGCGCCGTCCACCGATCCCCCCCAACCACCGCCACCGCCACCGCCACCGCCACCGCGGCGTACCCCGTCCGCACCGCACGCGTTGCTCCCTCAGAGCGCCCAGGGCCGCGCGTCGTCGTAGAGCACGGGGTCGGCGTCGACGCTCACGTGCAGGTGCGATGAGTGGGCGTTGGCGCCGGTGTACGGCCGCCACGCCCAGGGATGCACCGTCGACGAGACGATCCGCCCGCGGAAGATGATGTACTTGATGCGCGGATCCCGCGACGCCACCAGCTGATCGGCGATCACCCGGCAGTCGCAGCCATGCGCGGGGTCGTGCGTGACGTCGAGCGCGGTGACGACGCCGGCGGCGTTCGGGTTGTGGTCGCTCTTCCCGGCGGCGTGCGCGGCGTCGCCGATCGTCCCGTCGTGGGTCCGCGCCCGCGTCGGAGCGATGGCGTCCACCTGGCGGAGCAGCTGCACCAGGGCGGCGGCCGTTCGCCAGCGCGGGCCCGCGGGCGCCCGCGGCGGGGCGGCGAGGTGGGCGCCGTACACCCATCCCCCGCCCGGGGTGACGTAGACCCACGCGCCGCCGCCCGGCTGGCGCTCCTGCACCTCCACGCGCTCCCCCGTCGGCAGGTGGCCGATGATCCGGTAGGGCTCCCCCGGGCCGCTGCGCACCCGGAGGTGCGGCCTCGCCGTGACCACCAGCTGAGGCGTCGTCATCCGGTTCCCTCCGGCTCCTGGGTGTCGGTCATCTCCGCGAGCGCGACGTCGGTGTGGCGCCGCGCGGGGAGCGGCTCGGCGTGCTCGCGCTGGTAGAGCTGCGCGTCGATCTGCTTGAGCGCGGCGAGGGCGCCGGGGAAGAGCACGTCGACGCCCTCCGTGCGGCGCACGTTGTCGAGCACCGAGAGCACCTCGACGCGGAGGAGCCAGGCGATGGACGCCGTCGTCACCCAGCCGTACGCGAGCACGGGGACCAGGTGGGCCGTGCCCTGCGCGTTCGTCGAGCTGAGGGCGAGGAGGGCCGTGTCGAGCGCCAGGCCCACCACCACCAGAGAGAGGCGGCGGAGCTTCGAGTGCATGCCGCGCACGGCGAGGTTGGGGTCGTACACCTCCGAGGCGGAGCGGCGCGCGCGGCTGGTGCCGGTGAGCACGTCGAGCACCTGAACGACGACGAGCGCGGCGAAGAGCCAAGCGCTCGCCCCGGTGACGATGCCGAGCAGGGCGGCGCCCACGGTGGCACCCCCCACCGCGCCGACGGTCGCCGTGTCGGCCGCGAGCGCGGCGCGGTGGGGGGTCATTGTCACCCTCTCAGGTGGCGCCGCTGACGGTGCCGTCCACGACCACGGTGATGGCGGAGCCGGCCGGGGCCAGCACCTGCACCGTCACCTGATCGGCACCGTCGTCCTCGATGACGACCTCCGGCAGGTCGTGGCCGGCGGCGGTGTAGCCCTCCGCCCCGAACACCTTCTCGTCCTGGGGCGTGGCCGTCGCGGCGCCGTTCGCGCGCGAGATCCCGACGGGGCGACGGAACGCCACGGCGTCCCCGCCCGTCTCGACCTCCGTGCGCACGGTGATCTGCCCCGACACGCCCTTCGGCACGGCGATGCGGACGGGGGTGACGGACGTGGCGGGGGTGGGCGTGGTGTGGAAGCCCAGCGCTGCGACGTGGATCGACTGCGTCATGGTCCCTCTGCGTGTGGTGCGTGACCAACCCCGCGCCCCGGACGGGACGCGGGCCCTGCCCGTCAGGTGTCGATGAGCCCCAGCGTGCGGAGCGCGGCGAGGATCGCGTTGACCTTCGTGGCGATCTGCGCGGACGTGGCGGACCCGTCGGTGGCCAGGTCCGCGAGCGCTGCGGGTTGCGTCGCGGCGGCGACACCGAAGAAGCCGGCGTGCGTGCCCTGATGCTGGAGCTGCGCGTTGAACAGGACGTCCCCGTCGAAGAGCCCGCCGAGCGCCTCGAACTGATCGAGGAAGGTGGCCGTCCCCCCGAACGTCGCTGCGCCGGTCGTCTCCAGCGCGTGCGTCGTCAGCACGCCGGCAACGGCCCAGAGGAAGGCGCCGAGCGCCGACGCCGTCGGCGCCGCGGCGGCGTTGTCGATGTAGACGACCTCGTCGCCGCCCGTGTCCGGGGGGGTCGCGGCGAAGAAGCTGGCGATGCGCCGGTTGGTCGTCACCAGGCGCAGCAGCGCAAGCATCTCCTGCGCGCCGAGCGTCACGCGGACGGACTCCGTTCCCGTCGTGGTCCCGCGCGCGAGCGAGACGAGAAGCCCGGGGACGTTCGTCCCGTTCAGCTGCGCGACGCCGGGGTCCGTCGCGTGGCCCTCGCTGCGGAGCCGGACCTCGAAGGACCGCGTCCCGCCGACCGCGTTGGGGTCGCTGATGAGCTGGACGCCAGCCGTCGCCGCGGACCCGCTGGTGATGTTGCTCACCTGCAGATGGGTCGTCGCGTTCTGGTTCACGCTCAGCGCCTGGTTCGCGCCGAAGACGTTGGCGACGCTCTTCCGCGCGTAGCCGGCGGCGGTGGCGTGCGGGTCGGCTGCGGCCGCGTGCACTGCCAGGGCGGCCGCCGCCGTCGCCTCGGCCGCCGCCTGGGCGGCCGTGGCCTTCGCCTGCGCCCCGGACGTGGACTCCACGGCCGCCGGCGCCACGACCCCGTGCACCCCCGCGGTCGCCGCCGCGTGCGCGTCCACCATCGCCGCGACGGCGCCGCTCACGTCCCCGCTCCCGGCGGTGCCCACGATGGGGCGCCCCTCGGCGTCCTCCCCGACGACGTTGGCGACGAACGGCTCGTTGATGGTCCGGGTCGGCATGGCTCACACGCTCCCGTTCACGGGCACCGGCCCGGCGTAGGCCGGCGGCCCCTCCGTCAGCTCGTCGGCGCTGATGTGCCGGAGCTCCACCTCGGCCACGGTGGCCGGCGTGGTGATGGCGTAGGCGCGGCTCCCGCCGCTCACCCCCGCGGCGAGAACCGTCGTCTGCACCACCCCCCCGTTCGCCTTCCACCTCGCGCGCGTCTTGAGCGCGGCCGTCGGCGTGAACGACAGGACCATCGTCTGCGAGCCACCGGCGACGGTGCCCCGCTCCAGCTCGGCCAGGCCGGGGACGGCGGTGATGGGGCCGCCGTCGACGCCGTCCCCCGGCACCCCGGCCACGACGACGCTCCCCTCCCAGGTGTGCGAGGTGGAGTCCTGCCCCTCGGCCAGGATGACCACGTACCACGTGCCGTTGCTGACGGTGACGGCGGGGAGCGCCGGCGTCACGCCGGGCTCCAGCTTCCGCCGGCCGCCGCGGAGAGTGCCGGCGTCGGGCACGCCGCCCGCCGATGGCGCCACGCCGTCGAGCGTGGGCCACCCCCCCCGCCTCGCGTAGACGCTGATCCACTGCGTGGCACCGGTGAACGCCGCCACCAGCTCGAGCGCCGTCGCGGGGGGCGTGTGGGCGGCCGAGCCGCTGAGCACCCACGGGCGGGAGAGGGGGCGGGTGTCCTCCTGGACGACGCGCACCGTCTCCCCCTCCGTCCCCGCCACCGCCGCCCCGGTCCACGCCGACCACGCGGAGACGTCGGCCGTCAGCATGTAGCTGGCGGGGAGGGGGGTGCCGAGCGTCGCCGTCCCCGCGGCCGCGGCGAACTCCTCGACCTCCGAGAGCACCGGGACCGCGCCGGGATCGTCGACGCCGAAGTCGACGCGGATGCCGGCCGCGAAGGCATTGGGCGTCCACGTGAGCGTGAGGGTGCCGTCGTCGCCCACGACGACGTCCACGTCCTTCACGCGCGGCGTGTCGGGGGTGGCGGTGCTGGGGGCCACGGACCACTCCGAGGGGCGGTAGCCGCTGCGCTCGCTCCGGTACCGGATCCACACGTCGGCGCCGGCGGGCAACTGCGGGGTGACGACGTCGGCGCCTGCGGCGGCGCGGCCGGCGTACGTCCAGAGGCCGGAGCCGGCGGCGGGCTCCGACGCGGAGACGGCGTAGTCGACGCGCGCCGCGGCGTCGGTCGGCGTGGTGGCGATCGGCACCGTCACGGCTCCGGCGGCGTCCGTGGTGATGGCGCCGATGGTCGGGGGGAGGAGCGGTGTGTTGACGGCGCCGGCGTCGAGGAGATCGACGCTCCACCAATGGAAGTCGAGCGGCGTCCGGCGCACCACCTGGGCGAGCCGGAACGTCCCCCGCGTGCGGTCGCGATAGTCGGGGAGGCGGCCGATGGCCACCTCGAACCAGTCGCCCACGCGGAGGTGCGCGTGCGCGCTGCGGAGCACCTCGAGGTCGGTGATTCGCTGGCCGCCGTAGAGCAGGCGGTCCAGGGCCTGCGCGCGCCGGAGCTGCGCCACCTGGTGTCCGACCTCGTCGCGGATGTCGCCCGTCAGCGACTGCCCCTCCGCGCCGCCGATGGCGCGGAGGGAGATGGTCTTCAGCTCCCACAGCCGGAGGTTGAGCACGTCGATGGACGCGTCGACACCGGCCTCGATGCTCACGTCGCGCGAGGCCATCCCGTCCCCGGCGGAGCGCTCGCCGAGCGGGTCGCGCTCGGCGCCGACGAAGTAGTCCCGCTGGTAGATGACGCGGACGTAGTTGACCGCGTCGGAGGAGGGGTGCGCCCAGCGGCCTCCGCGGGTGTTGTCGTCGTTCAGCTCGCCGAGGACGGCGTCCGCATCCGGCACCTCGTACCGCACGGGGCTGATGCGGCCGGCGTCGTCGAGCGCGGGCGCGGAGCCGGTGGCCACGTCCAGCCGCTCGAGGAATTCGCGCGCGTCCTTCACCGGCTCCGTCACCCGGAGGCGGCACGGCGTCTCGTCCGCGAGGAGCGCCGCCTCGTCGTAGCGGATGCGCGGCGCGTACGGCACCACCTGGCCGGCGGCGTTCTGGCGGGTCGCGAAGTCGCCGCGGTAGACGTTGCGCCGGAACTCGCCGTGCGTCCCCTCCCACAGGAACGGCCAGTCCTTCGACGCCGCGCCGACCCACACGAGGAGCACCTCCACCGACGCGCCGTGCACCGGCGTCGGTGTGCCGATGAGCCAGCCCCACAGGAGGGCGACGACGTAGTTGACCTCGAGCTCCGGGCCCGTCGCCGGCCGGAACTTCCCCCTGGCGGTGTGAAAGAGGACGCCACTCGGCGTGAAGTCGGGGGCGATGACCGTCGTATTCCACTCCGTCTCGCCCACATTCCGCCACCACAGCTCGACGTTGTTGACGACGAGCAGGGTGTCGCCCACGCCGAAGTTGTCGCGCTGCCCCAGCTGCAGGGCCGCCCGCATCTTGTCGGTGACGATGAGGTGCGCGGGGACGCGCGAGCGGTCTGCCGGCGCGGACGGAGCGAACGCCCCCAACTGGAAGCCGCGAGAGCGGTAGACGCCCGCGACAGGCGCCGCGGCCGGGACGAGGTACGAGCCGTCCGCGCGGCGGCCGTACGGCACGACGGGGCCCCGCGGCCAGACGGCGGTGGTACCCGTGCGGTCGAAGAGCCGCATCTGCCGGACGACCTCGTTGGTGTCGCGCGGGTCGAAGCCGAAGGAGACGCCGTCGGCCAGCAGCTCCGGCCCACCGATGACGCCGTCGTGCAGGGTGCGCCGCGTGGTGCCGTCCGTCTCCTCGACGAGCATCCGGCGGCCGTTGACCGCGCTCTCCCCCGCGAGGGTGGCGAGATGGTAGGTGACGAGGCCGGAGTCCTGATCGGCGGCGATGCGGCGCCGGTCCAGCAGCTCCACGCGCATCTGCCCGATGCTGGCGCGCCCCTGCTGGAAGTCGACGGCCTGCTCCGCGAACGCCCGCGGCATGGCGAGGTAGGGACGGGGGTGGTCCGGGGCGGTGCTGAACGACGCCTCCGTCACCGCGCCGTCCTCGTCGACGGCGCCCAGGACGGGCGTCTCCCCGTCGTCGCCGAAGAGCGTGACCTCGACGGCGTACCGCGGCGGCACGACGGTCGGCGCCGTCTCCCCCGCGGTCGAGATCCCGACGACGTCCACGTCGAAGTGCAGCCCGCCGCCGCCGGTCTCCGCGTACACGCCGGCGAACCCCGCCGGCCGCGCGCCGCCGACGTAGGCGCCGGAGAGCCCCGGCGTCCACGCCCCCGGCTCGTCCTCCGGGCCGCCCGTCCACACGCGGCCGAGCAGCGTCGCCGCGTCAGGGCGCAGCCGGATCCAGTACCACACCCCTGCGCCGACGCCGACGGCCACGGACGCGAGCTGGGTCTCGCCGTGGAACAGCCTCGCCGTCCCGTCGCTGGCGCGGAGCTCGAGGCGGAGCACGCCGCCCACGATGATCCCGGCCCACACGACGGCCGCCTCGACGATCCGCACGCGGGCGACGAGCTCGATGGTGTCCCCGCTGCCGACCTCCGACCAGAACATCCCGCACCGGGCGGTCGAGAGGGTGCGGGTGTAGCGCATCCGGCGCCGCCCCGTCGCCGCCTCGTCGGCCTCGACGAGCCAGGTGCCGGCGGTGGCCGTCAGCCCGGGCGTCCACCCCGGGGGCGGGTCGCCGGCGGCGACGGCGCGGAAGTCGGTGACGTCGATCATCAGACGTAGACCTCCACCCACGCGGAGCCGTCCACCTTGGAGACGGTGAGCGTGTACTCGAGCAGGCCGAGCGTCTCTCCGCGCGAGGGGTTGAGCTCGTCCTCCGGTGTCGGCGCCTCGAGGTAGACGCTGTACGGCGTGCCGTTCCCCAGGTCGACGGTGAACGCGGTCCCCGGCGCGTCCTGGGCGGAGGCGATCGCGGCCTCGAAGGCGACGGCCTCGCTCTCCCACACGCGCACGCGGAGGACGAGCTTCCGGTCGCGTCGGTCGACGCGGCCCTCGCGGGCGCCGGACGTGACCTTGCGGAACCCGCCCTCCGTCGCGCCGCGGCGGTCCCACGGCGCCATCGGCACCGTCGCCGTCCACGTGGTGCCCGACGGCGGGGTGATCGACACGAGCCAGGGCAGCGTCATGCGACGGGGCCCAGGGACGAGATGACGCGGAGACGCGCGCCGCGCAGCGTGAGGCCGAGGGCGTACCCGAGCCAGCGCTCCGACGCGGCGAGGTGGAGCGCCGCGGCCCTCGCGTGGTCCGCGGCGGTGGGGCCGGTGGGGGGCTGCGGGTGCATGCGCCTCCGGGGGGCTGAGACGAAAGAAGCCCCGCCCCGCCTATGGTGGCGGGGAGGGGCCTTGCGGCTGATGGCGACTTCTGAGCTACAGTCTACCGGCGCAGGCGCCGCGAATCAACGGCACCGTGTCCGTCGTACAGTTGCGCCGTTCGCGCGGAGCGGCCTACAATGGTCGGCCGCCGGTCGCCGCTCACCCCGATCCGGAGCCCTTCATGCGTCGCCTGCTCCTCGCCCTGCCGCTGCTGCTGGCCGCGTGCGCCAGCGTTCCCGCGATCCCCCAGGCGGACCGTCAACCCATGGCGCCCGTCGAGGTAGCCGCCGCCGGAACCCGCGCTGAAGTGTTCCGCCGCGTGGTCGCGGCGTTCACCGCCGAGGGACTCACCGTCGAGCACGCTTCTGCCGACGGCGGGTTGGTTACGTCCGCGACTCTCGCTGGCGACATCGTGACCCACGCGTCCGGGCTGGCGGGCGGTCTGTTTCCTCAGGTCTGGCGGACGCACACCCGCTACCGCGCCGTAGTGCTGGGGGATGATGGGGCCGTTCGGGTTCAGGTCACCGCCACCAGCGCTGTGGAGGACGTTCAGAAGCAGACGATGTCGCCTGAAGCGGCGACGCCGGAGGCATGTGCGCGTGATCCGAAGTGCGTCGAGGCGATCATCTCCCGCATGCACCGGATCGCGGCCCGCATTCCGGGCCGCTGAGGAGCTACGAACCCGGACGCATCCACGGGGGTGTTCCCCGCAGCTGAACGTCCAGGTTGATACCGTCGCCGATCCCGCGTGCTTGGACAGGGTCGTTCGGGTTGAACGGCTGCACGAACACTTGGACGTTCATCTCCGGCGGAGGCACCTGCGCGGCGATCCCGACTCCTGCATCGCGTGGCGCTGGAAACCCGCCCCCGCTCCCTCCCCCGCCACCACCGATGCTACCGAGCCCTCCGCTCGCCACGCCGATGAGGGCGCTGTACCCCAGCCACTTTACGGCCGCGGCTTGATGCATCCCGACTGCCGCAAGATACCCGGGGGCCAATGCGGCCGTCAGCGGGTTCGCCGCCGCCGCTGTGGCTTTTGCCTTGGCTTCGAAAGCGCCGGCGATATTCTCCGCGACCTTGGCCTTGGCGTACTGCGCGAGTGAACTCAGACCCGCCAGCCCAATCGACTTGAACATCTCCCCGAGAAAGCCACCGAGCGTCTGGCCTTCTTGGAAGAGCTGAGCAAATGCGCCGCTCCATGCATCGAGGACGCCTGAAGCGGTATCCTGCACGATGCTGAGCATCGTCGCATGCTGCTCTCGCCAGAGATCGACGAGGTACTGCATCTGCTCGATGGCCGGCACCGGCAACCCGGTGACGGAGTTGGCGAGCGTGTCGTCGACCTCCCGCTTGGGAAGCGGAGTCGTCTTCCCCTTCTTGCCCTTCGCTCCCGGTGCCGCGGCCGCCGCAGCGGCGCCGTCGCCCCCCCAGTCGGCAGCGACGGCGGACGCCGCGCCGCGCGAGGCGTTGCTGATGTCCTCGAACGCCTGAGCGTACGCCTGCGCCAGCTCGATCGCGTTGTCGCCGATGGAGGAGAAGGCGGCGCTGGCCGCGATCAGGTCGTCCTCCAGCCCCGCGTTGAAGATGGCCGCCTGCCGCTGCATCGCGGAGAAGAGGCCGATGTTCACCCCGGGCAGCTTGTTCAGCTCGGTGATGAAGTCGTTGAGCGCACCCTCACCCTTCGCGAGGGCGTTGACGATGCCCCCGACCATCAGCGAAACCATCGCCTCGATCGAGTGGCCGATGGCCCGCCCCAGGTTGAACAGCATCTTGAACGGCGTCACGAGCGTCGCCACGATGGCCTTCACGCCGGCGATGGTGACGCGGACCCAGTAGCCGATCTGCGCCCGGTTCTCGATGAGCTTCCCGGTGAAGCTGTTCACCGAGCTGATCCCACCCTTCATCTCGCCGTTGAACCCCTCCTCCCCGATGATCCGCGCCAGCGAGGAGAAGTTGTCCCACATGTTCGACAGCAGCCCGTTGGTCGTGGTCATCTGCCCCGCCATCGAGCCCTGCACGCCAGCCATCTGACCGATCGACACGAGGTAGGCGGAGATGGCGTCCTGGGTGTTGGCGATCTCCGTCGTCTGGCCCTTGAACGTGAGAGACACGCGGTCGCCGTTCTGCTTCGCCTTGACGCCGAACTCCTTCAGGCGCTCGAACTCGCCGGTCACGGCGTCCGTCACGGCCTCGGCCAGGTCGGTGATGCTCTTCCCGCGCGAGGACGCGAGGTCGCCGAACGCGGTCATCTCCGCGGCGGCGGGCTGCAGGCCCGTGCCGCGCAGGATGACGAACGCCTTCGTCAGCTCGGCCACCTCGAACGGAGTGCGAGAGGCGAACTCGCTGATCGCGGCGAACGCCGCCCGCCCCTTCTCCGCGCTCCCCTCCAGATTGGACAGCTGCGCGACGAGGCTCTCCGTCTCGCGGTTGACGTCGAAGATGAACTTCCCGACGGCGAGCGCGCTGATCCCGGCGGCCAGCCCCATGATCTTGCTCTTGAGGCTGGCGAAGACGCCCTCCCCCGTCTTCCCGACGCTGGCCAGGTCCGCGCGCGCGTTCCTCGCGAACCGGTCCATCTCGGCGGTCGGGACGTCCATGTCCGTGGCGCGGCGCAGCGAGGCTTGCGTCTCCTCCTCCGTGCGCCTGGCCTGGCCGCGGTCGAAGACGAGCTCGATGAACTTCCGGAACCCGCGTCCCTCAGCCATGCGTCACCATCCTGCAGCGCGGTTCTGCGCGGCGAACCAGCCCGCGCGGGCGTCCTTGTCGGGGGTCGAAGCGATCGCCGCCGCCGACGCGGCGCGCAGCGTGGCGCGCGCGTCGAGCTGGCCGATGATCCGCAACCCGTACACGAAGCCCCGCCACGTGCGCGGGTAGCCCGTGGCGGGGTCGGCGAGGTTGGGCAGGCGGGCGCCCACCTCGATCATCAGCGCGAGGAGGTCGGCAGGCCGACGGGGTTGTCCATCACCTGGCCACGGTACCGGACGCTGGACGTCGTCTGGCACCGAGCGCAAAAATCCAGCAGCTGCTTGACCTCCGCGAAGGTCGCGTCCCGGAACGGGTTCCGGCGCAGGCGCCAGAGCCACCCGCGCCACCCGGGCGGCCGGCAGAGTCGGTGCACCTCGCGCAGCACGTCGGCGTAGCTGGCGCGGAGCGCAGCCAGCGGGTCGGGGCCGCTCTGCGCCTCGGCGAGCCGGGACGAGATGACCATCAGCCGCAGCCCGTCGAGCGCTCCGATGGGCCGGACCGGGTAGCGGCGGCCGCGATACTCGAGCGTCTCGCCGTCGATCAGCGCCACGGCGTTCACGACGTTCACCGGCGGCGGCGCGTCGACGTCCGCGGCGCTGAAACGCGCGCGCAGCTCGGCCGTTCCCTGCGCGGCGAGCTGCGCGATCTCCGCCTCGGTGTGCGCGCGGGCGACCATCAGACGCGCACCGCGGTCACGCCGGCCGTGACGGGGTTGCCGACGGTGAACACCCGGTGCCCGCTCGGCTTGGTGGAGTCGTAGAACGCGCGGAACGGCACGGGGAGGATCGTCTTCCCGTTGTTCTCGAACGCCGACGACATGTCGGGCCGCATGGGGATGACCTTCCAGTACCACCGCGCGTTGACGGGCGCCTGGGGGGTCCAGACGGTCCCGTTGTACCCGAACGTCGGCGGGTCCGCCGTGGTGTCGAGGTCGGCCCACGGCATGATGACCAGCGTCGTGAACGTCGGCGTGCGCGGTGAGCTGTAGCCCTCGCTGGCCGCGCCGTGCGCGGAGAGGGTCGCCATCTGCGCCGCGCCCGTGTAGATCACGGGCACCGTGACCGTCACCTCGCCGGGGGTGATCACGGCGCTGTGGTCGATCTCGCCCGTCAGCTCCGGGTACTTGGCGGAGTTGACGTTCTGCGGCGCGCTCTCGGTGATCGCCCCCTCGTGCGGCAGCGCGATCAGGCCGCCCACGGTCAGCGCGTCCCCGATGAAGACCCGCGAGGGGCCGATGGAGGTGGTGGCGGCGGACAGGGTGTAGCCGGTGGCGGGCATGGCTCAGGTCTCCGCGTTGACGGGGGGCGCGCCCGGCACCGCCGGGGCGGGGGAGTGCGTGTTGAACTCGCGGATGTAGCCGCGGGCGAGGCGGTCCTCGACGACGTCCTTCGGCAGGTCGCCGATCTCCGGCACGTCCTGGCCGGCGTAGTAGCGCCCCTCGTGGACGAACGCGCGGTCGACCGCGTAGGAGACGCGCGTCTCCGTCTTCCCGGCGGCAGCGCTCTTCTTTCCTTCGGCCATGGTCCGGCCCTCCCTCAGAGGTGGGTGGTGAAAACGTAGTCGGCGGAGGAGTGCTCCACCCCCGGCCGCGGCGCGGCGTGGTCGCGCGAGTCGGAGTAGCGGAGCCAGATCGGCAACCCGGCCAGCGTCTCCGGCAGCACGCGGTGCAGGCACCCGTGCAGGGCTGTCTCGATGGCCGCGGCCTCAGCGGTCGAGCGCGCCCACACGTCGAACTGCAGGAGCACCCGCACCGTGTTCTCCGTCTCCACGGTGGAGATGCGGGTGTAGTCGACCGAGGGCACGCGGTACTCGACGTTGGCCGCGGCCTTGTACAGGTACGCCCCGCCCACGGCCGCGAGGAACGCGGGGTCCGCCACCACCCTGGCGCGGACGGCCTGAACCACCGCAGGCCAGCGCAGAACGCGGGTCATAGCATCGCCTCCATCGCCGCGTCGACCTGCGACTCGGCCCGCTCGAGCGCCGGGCGCATGAACGGCCGCGGCGCCAGGCGCACCCGCCCACCCTTGCCGGTGGTGCCACCGTACTCGAGGACGGCTGCGTACTCCACGTTCGTCCCGACCTCGGCCTCGACCGAGTCTCCCTGCCAGGTGGGACCGGCATGGGTGATGGAGTTACGGAGGCGGCCGGTGTCCACGGCCGGAGGCTGGCCCGGGGCGGACGCCTGGTGCGTCGTCTCCCCGCGCTCGTACACGCGGCCGGTGCCGGGGCGGGACAGCTCCTCCTTCACCGCGCCCTCCAGGATGAGCACCCCGGCCAGGACGGCGTTCCCCATCCTCGGCCGCAGCTCGCGCATCAGTTCCTCGGCGAGCCCGTTCGCATCGTCACCTCGGACGTGGACGCGGATCGTCGTCACAGCGCCCCCTCGACGAACGTCTCCAGAGCCGCCTCGGTGTGGTGCCCGCGGGGGCGGTGCACGTCCAGCGCGCGCCAGGTCGTGCCCGCCTCCGGGCCGGTGAGCATCACCAGCACGTCCCCCCGCCGCAGGTCGGCGCCGGCACGCATGTAGACCTCCATCGTGCCCACCGGCTCCATCCCCGCGCCCGAGTCGCCGATGGCGCGCTTGGGGGGGACGAGCGCGCACCGCTCCGTGGCCACGTCCGCCCACGCGTCCGTCACGTCGCCGTAGCCGTCGGGCGCTCCGGCTGTGCCGCGGCGGATGCGGGCGGTGGAGTCGAACAGCCCCTCGATCATCCGACCCTCACGCGGCGCCAGCGGTCGAGCGTGGCGGCGAGCCCGGGGACGAGCCGCAGGTCTGCGCCGCTGAACACGTGGCTCGCCGCGACGCTGTAGCTGTAGCCGCCGATGCTCTCGCCGCTGAGCCCCTCCTTGCCGAGCCGCCGGTACCGCAGCGCCACCAGGTCCAGCACCGCGCCGCGAATGTCGGCGGGCTCCTCCCCTGGCGCGTAGCCGGCCGTGTAGGTGACGCGGATGTTGCGCACCCCCCGCGGCCAGCCGGTGCCGGTGTGGTGCAGCGCGGCGCCGTCGACCTCGTAGTCGTCGCCGTCGACGGCCACCCACCCGCCGGTGTCGTTCGTCTCCACCACCGGCGCGGGGTCGGCGGCCGGCGTCTCCGCCAGCCACAACACCCCGACGCCGCCGCTGAAGCGGCCGACGAACTCGGCCGGCGCGCCGAACCATCGGCCCGTGTGGCCCTCGACGAACGCTACGACGGCGGCCTCGACGGCGGTGAGGACCGCGTCGTGGTCGTCCGTCGTGACGCCGATCAGCGTCTTGAGCTCGTCGAGGGCGTACACGGTTCAGCCTTGCGACGCGCGGATCTTCGCGACCGTCGCCTCGCCCACGCCGTCGAGGGCGACGAGCTGCGCGTCGGTGGCGGCCGTCACGGCGGCGCGCGTGTCGAAGCCGCCCGCCACCAGCAGCGCGCGAGCGGGGAAGTCCTCCGGCAGCGCGTCGTCGTCGCCCCCCGCCGAGGCCGCCGCGGCGGCCTCGGCGTCCTTCCGGAACCACGCCGCCGGCAGGCGGTAGCCGCTACGCGCCAGCTCGGTCCGCCGCGGGTCGTCGGCCTTGTTCTCGATGGGCGTTTTGTCCGCCATCCTGCACCCCCTGGGGTTCGTTCGTGGTGGTTGGGTGAGGCCGGCACCACCGCGGGCGCCGGCCTCCGGTTCGTGCGAGCCGCGACCGTTACGCCACGCGGGCCTGCGCCACCACGTACTTGAAGGCGGCCGGCCGCTTCACGCCGAACGCGACGCGCTCCTCGCCGCGGATGGTGCGGCGGTTCTTCGTGAAGTCGTCGTTCTGCCACCCCACCTGGACCGTCGCGTCGAGGCGGTCCCACAGCGTGGCGCCGCGGACGAAGTCGCCGACGAGGACGCGGCGCTCGTTGGTGGTGTAGGAGCCGGGCTCCTGCATAGCCACCGACTCGACCTTCGTCAGGCCCCACACGCGCATGCGGCCGTTGTCGTCGGTGATGACCACCCAGACGTAGTGCGAGTCGGTGCCCTTCAGGAGGTCGAGGGCCTCGCTCTCGTAGGGGTGGAGGATGACGCCGTTGGGCTCGTTGCCGCTGACGCGGACGTCGGTGATGGAGCGGCGGATCTTGTCGAGCAGCGTGTCGCCGCCGACGGTTCGCCCGGCGGCCACGCCCGGCGTCTGGAAGATGCCGAGCAGGTTCTGCCCGGTGCCATCCGCCCAGGTCACCTGGCGCTCCTCGACGAGCTTCAGCTCGTAGCGGAGCTCCGTGTCGATGATCCCCTCGACCTGGGGGATGTCCTGCAGCTGCTGCTCGGTCACGGGGATCCAGACCGCCAGCGTCCGGACGGGCGACGTCGCGTCGTCGAGGATGAAGGTGGTCTCCGGCTTCGCGGCGTTCTCGGCCACGGGCGCCGCCGCCGGCGTGGCGGCCGGCGTGAACGCCAGGTACTCGATGGCGTTGCTGCTCGTCCGGCTGACGTTCAGCAGGTCGCGCATCGTCAGCCGGATCGGCTCGCTGTCGCGCACGATCTCCGAGATGCGATCCGGCTGGATGACGCCGGCGCCGATGGTCGGGATGGCCTTCCCCTCCCAGGTCTCCTGCAGCTTCTTCAGACCCTCAGCCGTGAGGCCGATGAAGCGATCCTCACCGGCCAGCCCCTTCACGCGGAACGGCATCGACCCCCCCTGCGGACGGCCGGCGGCCAGGTAGTTCTTGAACTGCTCCGACGCCGTGAACGCCTGGCCGAGCGAGATGTAGCCGACGATCGGCGCGGCCTTCGCCGCGGCCGGACCATCGGCCGGCATCGCCGGATCGGGGATCTCGCGGCCGAACTTCTCGAAGCTCTTGATCTGCTCGTCGCGGTCGAACTCGTCCTGCAGCCCCTTCGCCTCGGCGGCGAGCTCCTCGAACTTCTTCCCCATGTCCTCGGGCATCGCCTTCCCGCGGTGGTCGTCCTGCAGCTTCTTCAGCTCCTTCAGGATGTCCGCGAGCTTGGCGCCCTTCGCGTTGACGATGCCGGCGCTGCGGAGCGCCGGGTGCATCCAGCCGAAGACGGTGCGGTCGAGCGCGTCGGCCACGGCGAGGAAGCCGCCGGCGACGACCACGGCGCCGCGGTCGGCGGCCGCGGCGAGCAGCGGGGGGACGGCGCACAGCAGCGCCAGCACGGCGGCCAGCGCGGCGGCGGTCCAGCGGGTGAGGGTCTTCATCTGCGGTCCTGGGGGTGCGGGTGGTGGTGTGGTCGCTGGATGTCGTCCGCGCGTGCCGGGCGCCCTCAGCGGAGGGCGGTGGCGAGGCTGCGGAGGGTGAGGTCGCGGAGCATCTCCTCGCGGGCGATGCTGGCGGCGTCCTCGGGCGCGAGTCCCTTCGGCTCCGGGGCCGGCGCCGGGGGCGCGGCGGGCGGGGCATCGAGGAGTGCGCGAAGCTCGGCCTTCTGCTCGTCGGTGAGGGCGCCGGCGCGGATGGCGGCCGCCATCTCGCCCAGCCCCTTCGCGGTCGTCGTGTCGATGAGGGCGCCGGTGTTCATCCCCCAGATGACGAGGGACACCTCGCGGAGCTCCACCTCGTGGAGGTGGCGGATGCGGTCCCAGTAGGAGGAGGTGCCCTCCGGCTGCTCGAACTCGTACCGGATGCCCCGGTAGCCGATGGAGAGGCCGGTGATGTACCCGCCCTTCACCCGCCGCCAGCAGGCGTCCGCGTCGGGGTCCGGCGCCTCGCCCTCGTCGGCCTTGAGGATCTGGAACGTGCACCACAGCCCGTCCTCCCTCTCCTCGGCGGCGAGCATCTTCCCGACGACGCGGCGCACGCTGTCGTAGTTGTGGAGGTCGATGAGCGGCATCACCTTCGCGCTCGACTTCCAGTGCGCGAGCGTCCGCGCGAACGCCCCGAGGTGGATCACGTCGTTGCCGAGGTCGACCTCCCAGGTGGAAGCCAAGCCGGAGAACGTCCGCTCCGCGTCGTTGATCGTCTCCGCCTTGATCTCGAACCGGATCGGGCCGGAGCGCTCCGTCTCGCGCGTCTTCGGCGCCGGCGGCGCGGGCGCGCCGCTCTTGGTCTGGATCATTCCTCGGCCTCCGTCGTCGTGAGCGCGAACGTGCAGGTGCACCGGCAGTTCGGTTCCCCCGGCGCCTGCCGCCCGTTGCTGAACGCCTCGTCGATCCCCCGCTCCTCCCCGTCGAGCTGACGGTGCGCGTCGCGGGTGCGGGAGTCCTTCGTCGCGAGCCACCGCTTGCGCACCGTCACCGTGGGCGTCTCGGCCGCGTACGCGCTCAGCCCCGACCGGGCGGCGCCGTTCGTGACCGTGACCGTCTCCGTCCTGGCGATCAGCGTGGCGCGGGAGCGGGCGAAGGCGCCGGAGCTCTCGATGCGCTTCGTCAGCCGGGCGACGGACTCGCCCGCCTCGACACCGGCCTTCAGGGCGTCGCGGATGGCGGTGCGTGTCGTATCGGCGATCTCCTTCACCAGCTCGGCGCCGTGCTCCTCGACGTACTCGAGCAGGCCGGGTTGCAGCAGGTCGAACGCGAGGCCCAGCTCAGAGGCCACGGCCTTCACCGCGCGGCGCCCGGTGCTGGTGACGAGCGGGCCGACCTTCGCGCGCCACGACGCCTCGAGGGCCAGGTCATCGAGCAGGCGCTGGAGCAGCTCGTCGACGCTCTCGGCCGAGGCGGCCGGGTCGTCGTCCTTCGCGCCGGCGCGCAGCGTCGTGCCGGCGAGCTTCAGCACCGCGGCCTTGTCGGCGGCCAGCTGGGCCGCCGCCGCCGTCTCCCACGCTCCCTCCTGCGCCTCGGCGAGCGCGTCGAACATCGCCCACCGGCCGGCGTCCGCCTTCGTCTCCGCCTTCCCCGGCTCCGATGCGGGGTCGGCCGTCGGCTGGCCGGGGCGCTGCTGGAATCGCGCGGCCGCCGCGGCCTGGGCGGCGACGCGCTCGGCGCGCTGCTCCGGCGTCAGCGGCTCGCGGCCCAGCATGGCGCGGCGCTCGTCGTCGGTGAGAACGTCGGACGCGATCCGGCCGATGCGCGCCTGTCGCTCGGCGTCCTCCTGGAGGGCGGCGATCTTGGAGTTGTCGAAGGTGATGATCCGCGACGTGTCGGGGTCGACCGGCCGCAGGAGCTGGCGGGTGAGCGCGCGGGTGTAGCGGCTTTGGATGGGTGCGATGCAGTCCTCCCACCCCATCCGCTTCGCGGTCTGGATGTGCGACCACGGGCTGTTCTCGAGGCCGACGGTCGCGCCGATCAGCTCCGGGCGGACGGCGAAGGCCATGCACGTCGTCGCCTCGACCTCGCGCCACAGGTCGCCCATCCGCATCTCGTCGAGCGACAGCCCCATCCGCTGCCAGGTGGCGCGCTCGATCAGCATGGGCCGGCCGGTGTTCAGCGCGCCGACGTGGTTCGCCTTCAGCTCCGCCCGGGCCCGCTCGAACTGCTCGTCGGTGAGGGGCGCGTCGCCCTGGGTCGAGAACACGCCCGACGGCATCGCCGCGTTGCGCAGCGCCCAGCGCACGCGATTGCGCAGCTCCGTCCCGATCCGCAGCATCGACAGCGCGACCTCCGTGGGGGAGATCGCGCCGTGCCGGTCCTCCGGGTTCGGGTAGCGGAAGAGGACCACGTCCTCCGGACCGAACGTGCGGGAGCCGCCGTGCAGCGCGACGCGGAACTGCGCGTAGAGCCGGGTCCGCCCCTCCGCGTCGGCGCCGCGGGTGACGGTGAACTCCTGGCGGCTGAACGCGCGCAGCTCGGCCACCCGGTTCAGCCGGTCCCGCGTCTTCAGCCACAGCGCCATCCCGTCGAGGTCGAGGTAGAGTTGCGTCTCCTCGAGCAGGTCGACCATGTCCTGATCGGGGTTCGGCTCCTCGAGCAGCGCGCCCAGCGGGTGGCCCTTCACCCACTCCCGGTCGCCGTTCTCGTCCTCCGTCCAGACGTAGAGCGGCGACTCCACCAGCTTCTGCACGCGGTACCGGATGCACGCGTAGCAGATGACCGCGGCGGCGTACGCGCGCTTCGCCGAGATGACGGCGTCGGCCTCTCCGTCGGCGTGGGCACCCTCGAGCCAGAACGACGCACCGGGCAGGACGACGAGGCCCTTCCGCTCCATCGAGGACGGAGCGGAGTCGACCTTCGCCGCGGGGGCGGAGGTGCGGGGGAAGAGGCGGGCGGGTCGTGCGGTCGGCGCGAAGATGCCCAAGCGCGGCGGCGGAGAACGCAGAAAGGCCCGGCCCCGCACGGATGGTGGCGGGGTCGGGCCTTGCGGCTGATGGCGACTTCTCAGGTGCTACTGGGTGGCGCACCGGACTCGGTATCCGGGGCTCACCTTCAGACCACCGAACGCCCCTCAGCGTAGGTGAGGAAACGTTCGGGATCGTCGGCGCGTGTTCCACTCTACACCATGCGCCACCCTCTACAGCGCGGAAGCTACGGCATCACTCGCGCCGGTTCAAGGGCGACGTGTCACGCCGCCGCCTCGACGGCCGCGTGGTAGGCGCGCGCCGTCACGCTGTAGACGAGGCCGCACCGGGTGTGCTGGCACTTCACTGTGTCGAGCACCGTCTCCGGCGGAAGCGCCGCGACGGCCTCGCGGTGCGCCGCGGTCACGCGCTTCGACGGCCGCCACCCGCACCGCGGGCACTGCGTCGCCAGGATGTACAGGGCGCTCACGCGAGGCTGCGGAAGCGCGGGCCGCCCGCGGCGCCCCCGGTGTGGCGGTGGATGGCCTGGACGAACGCGTCGTTGAGGTCGAGGTCGGGCCCGCCGGCGACGAGCGTCTCCGCCCGCACCCGCAGCAGCCCCTGCCGCTCCCCGTGCAGCAGCCGGCGGAGGAGGTTCTTCCGCACCCGCACCCGCCCCTCCGCGACGATCGGCTGCACGCCGCTGGCCCGCTTCAGCTTGTCGCCCTCGACCTTCACCTCCGAGACGGTCACGCCGTGCGACCGCAGCGTCTGGGCGGCGCTCTTTCCGCTCGCCTTCGCCTCGATGTGGTGCGGGCCACGGAGGAGCCGCATCCAGGCCACGAGCTCGGGGAACTCCTTCCACTCCCAGTCCGCCTCGTCGACGTAGATCGGGAAGGAGTCGCGGATCACCTTCCCCGCCTCGTCGAGGCGATCGGGGCCGCGGAAGCTGCGCACCACGGCCGAGGCGCTGTTGTGCTCGTCCTTCGTCAGCGCCGTGTCCCAGTCGCGCCCGCCGTCGAACGCGTCCGCCGGGAGCTCGTCGTACACCCCGAACCACTCCTCGCGCCAGACCGTCCCCTTCGGCACCGCGGGGCGCGCCTGCCGCTGAGCGGCGGTGACGTACGTGCCGGCGCTGCGCTGCATCCGGTCGACGGCGGCACGGTCGAAGCGGCTCGGCGCGAGGACGGCGCCGAGCGGGCGCGGGTCCTCCTCGACGGTGCACGTGGGGGGGAGGCCGCGGGGGCCGTCCCAGCGGCCGAGGGGCGCGTCGCTCCGGACCTCGTCGCACACGACCACGTGCCAACCCTCCGGCGCCTCGTCGGTGTCCTCCCCCACCTCGCGGCGGAGGAGGAAGTCGATGGGGTCCAGCACGCCCAGACGCTGCATCACCACGACGATGGCCGCGCCCGGCTCCTGCCGGGACAGGAACTTCCCCGGCCACCACGTCTCGAACCGCCGTTGGTACGTGGGGGACTCGCTCTTCACCGGGTCGAGCGGGTCGTCGACGACGCCCAGGTGGAAGCCGCGGCCGAGGAGCGCGCCGCCGGCGCCGTCCGCCCACATGGCCCCGCCCGCCCGCGTCCGCCAGCGGCGCTTCGCCTTCGTCTCCGGGCGCAGTTCGCCGCCGCTCGCCACGAAGTGGCCGCGGGCCTCCTCGCTGAGCTCCCAGGCCAGCGCGGCCCCGTAGCTGGCGAGGCCGGCGTGCCGCTCGGGGTGACGCTGCAGGTAGTGCGCGGGGAGGAGCCGGCTGAACAGCTCGGACTTGAAGTACCGCGGCGGCAGGATGACCAACACCCGCAGCAGCTGGCCGACGACGACGCGCTCGCACACGTCCACCAGGCGGGGGATGTGCTCGTACCGGAGCAGGTCCGGGTTCCGCTGCTCGACGAACGCGCGGAAGGTGGCGGGGCCCGACGGCGCCCCGCTGGCGCGGCCGCCGAGGGCCGACCCTGCGACGTGGAGCCCCTCGGCCATCAGGTCGAGGCCGCCGGCGTCCGGATGGCTACCCCAGTCGCAGAGCATGCCACCTCTCGCGGATCCGCTCGCACGTGTCCGGGTCGCGCACCTCCGCCTCGACCGCGGCGCCCATCTCCCGCATCAGCCGGAAGAAGTCCGGGCGCGTGACGAACGTCTCGCTGCGCTGCTTCTCGATGCGGTCGGCGATCTTCGAGATGGTCTCGAGGATCTTGTGCCCGTCCGCGATGTCCATCACCCGCGTCGGCTTGAGGTCCGGCGGGGTCTGGAGCAGGTCCACCAGGGCGCGCGCCGTGTGGTACGCCCGCGCCACGACCGCGGCATCGTCGCCCTCGTCGACGTCGAAGCGGCTGCGCCGGAGCGCCCCGCCGTGGGGCTGGGGGTCGAGCTCGTCGTGCGCCTCCGGCTCCGGGAAGGGGCCGGCCAGCGCCTCGAGCTCGTCGAGCACCGTCTCGAGCGCCTGGACGCGGTCGGCGGGCAGCGGCCGGAGCGCCGGCGAGAACGAGGCGTGCCACGCGAGCAGCGCCGCGGCGTGCGCCTCGAAGCGCAGGAGCCAGTCCGCGAAGAGCGCGCGCGCCGCGGCCAGCTCCGGGAGCGTGTTCGTGGGGTCGGGCGCCGCCTCGAACCGGGCGATCAGCTCGCCGACCGGCGTCCGGACGACCTGGCTGTACAGGCCGTGCCGGATGGGGGAGGCGCCGCCGTGCATCTTGCACGCGCCCTGGCCGGGGTGGTCGGTGCCCCAGCCGGCCGGGCGCGCGCACGGCCCGGCCCCGCGCTTCCGGTTGCGTCCGCACGTGGCATACGCTCTGGCGACGGCGGTGCCTGCCATGGGCTACCGGCCCTTCCTGTCGAGGAGGGCAGCCATCTCGTCCACGCCGAACCGGCTCCGCGCCATCGCCGAACCGCCGCCTCCCCACGGCTCCCGCAGCGCCGAGCGCGCGTCCTCTCGGCAGCGGTAGAACGCGGCCGCCTCACCCGTTGACGACGGGCGGCGATCGGCGATCCGCTGCAGCACGGCCCGGAGACGCTCGTTGTCGCAAGCGAGGGCGTGCTCCCGATCCATGGCCCCTCTCGTCGTGTCCATCGTCACCCCGTCCGCAGCAGGGCCCGCCCCTCGTCGGGGATCGGGTCGTGGATCATGTCGCCGTACCAGCGCAGCACGGCGAGGCGCACGCGGGCGCTCCGGGCCTTCGGCGGGAGCTTGCCGAGAGCGGGGTCCGCCTGGACGTGGCGCTCGATTCCGGCGGCCACGTCGCGAAGCTTCGCGTCGAGGGCCGGATCCTCCTTCACCGCCCGGCCGAGCCGCGTCGACAGGCGCGAGCGCCAGGCGTCGACGACGGGCGGCAGCGGCGGTCCCCCGTCCTGGGCGTCCCCACCGGCGAGCGCGACGCACTCGGTGATGAGCGACGGCAGGCCGAGGACGGACGCCGAGAGCGGGCGCTTGCCCTCGGTGACGAGGCGGTGCCGCGGCAGGCCGGTAGCCGCCTGCACGAGCAGGTCGGGACCGTGCTGCCGTAGGAGCGCCGTCACCGTCGGCCTCTCGGCGTCGCGGCACTCCGCCGGGACGCCGGCGGCGACGAGGGCGTCGAGGACGCGATCGACCTCGCGGCGGTCGTACCTCCGATGCACCTCCGACGAGGGGCGGGGGGACGGCGCGGGAGCGACGGCGTCGGCCAGAGCGCCCCTCGCGTGCGTACGCGCGCCCGCGTCTCCCACCCCCGAAGGGGGTGATTCTCTTTTCTCTTCTTCTTCTTGAACGTGTTCCGCGGATTGTTCCGCTTTTGTTCCGGCGATTGTTCCGGATGCGTAGCTGGAAGCCGCGCCGTTGCTGGTGTTTTTTGTTCCGGCGATCGTTCCGGTTTTGTTCCGCGGATTGTTCCGCCGCTGCATCTCGACGAGGACGAGCACGCGGCCGGCGCGGGCGTGGTCGCCGAGGCGGCGCACCTCCACCTGGCCGGCGGCCACCAGGTCCGCGACGAACCGCTCGACCTGGCCGGGCCCGCTCCATCCCCACGCGTCGGCGAGCTCGCGCGACGTCGCCCGGACCTCCCCCTCCCGGGTGGCGCGGAGGTGCAGGTCGGACCACGCGGCCATGCGCGGGAGCGGGCCACGGCGGGGCTCCGCGAGGACCGTCGCGGCGAGGGCGCGGTCGACGTGGACGAGCACGTAGCCGCTCACGTGCCCTCCGGCGTCTGCTCGAGGGACGTGACGACCATGCCCCGCACCTCCGGCAGCGCCCACAGCCGGAAGCGATGCCAGGTGAACGTGACCCCCTCCATCACCGCGGCGCCCTCCGGGCTCGAGGGGTCGAAGCCGGCCACCTCGCACGCCTCGACGCGCACGGCGGCCAGCGCCTCGGCCGGGGACGGGGCGGGAGTGGTCATGCGAGGGCCATCTCAGCTTGCGCCGCAGCGCGCGCCTGCCGCAGGACGCCCGAAGGCTTGATCCAGAGCACCTCCGTCCGGGCGGCCGCGCCGAACGCGGCGTGCGGGCGCTCAACTCTCCGCCACCCGGCGTACAGCGCGTCCAGCACGGGGTGAGGGTAGCCGCTCAGGACCACCGTCCCGTGCAAGGCGTGCAGGTGATCGGCGAGCCGTTCGTGATCGGCGCGCGTGAAGGGGACGCGGTAGTGCTGGTGGTACCCGAGGTACGGGGGGTCGACGTAGTGCAGCGCATCGGGCGCGTCGAAGCGCCGCGACACCTCCACCCCGTCGCACTCCTCGATCAGCACGGAACGAAGCCGCTCCGTCACGATGAGGACGGAGTCGGGCATGCGGTTCCACGACGTGACACGCGTGTAGCCCGCAGCGTCCGAGAGCGCCGTATGGAAGCCGGTGCGGTTCGGCGAGACGGGCCCCTTCGTCCCGTGGCCCAGGAAGGCGCGGACGATCAGCCGCCGCGCCCGCTCCACGGGCGTGTCGGGGTCGGCCGGCCCGTACGTCGCTGACCACTCGGCGCGAGAGTACGGCGTCAGGCGCAGCACGCGCTCCAGCTCCGCCGCCGTTGCCGGATCCCGCAGGACGCGGAAGACGTTCACCACCTCCTCGTCCAGGTCGTTGTAGACCTCGACTTGCGCGGGCGGCTTCCGAAGCAGCACCGACGCGGCGCCACCGAACGGTTCGACGTAGACGCGGTGAGGGGGGAAGTGCGCGACGATCCACGGGGCGATTCGCCACTTCCCCCCGTGGTACCGGAGCACCGGGCGGGTCGGGGCCTTCGGCTTCATCGATGCGGGGTCGGGCATGCGTCGCAGCGGTGCGGGTGGCGGCGGGGGCGCAGCGCGCGCCCCCGCCCGTCGTCATGCGAGCGAGAGAGCGAACTGCCCCTCGGCCGCCTTCTCGATTGCGTCGCCGACGTCCCCGTCCATGTTCATCCCGCCGGACTCCGAACGGATCCCGTACGTCTCGACGATGGAGGCGAAGTCCTCGAAGTCGTGGCCGCGCCCCTTCAGCCCGCCGTCCTCGACGACGAGGTGCTCGAGCTCGTGGTGCACCAGCCGCTGCCGGTCGGTGTCCGAGAGGCCGCGCCAGCGGAGGAACGAGAGGGTGATGATGGCGTCGACGCCGGAGACGTGGTGCATCTTCCCCGGCAGCTTCATCGCCGTGCCGATCCGCTCCCGGCGGTTCGCGGGGGTGAGCTTCAGCTGGAAGAGCACGACGATCCGGTAGCCCCGCAGGTCCGGCCGGTACGCGCGGATGACGAAGTCCTTGAGGAGGACGCCCTCGTCGAGCGAGCGGAACTCCTCCCCCTCCTCCGCGTCCCAGTAGCCCATGCGGATGCGCTCACCGAGCGAGAAGTGCGACTCGGTGAGCCGCTTGAACGTGTCGGCGTCGGTGAGCGCCTTCGTCATCTCCTCCGCGAGCGCGGGTTCGATGCGCTTCAGGTCGCCCAGCTGCTGACGGAGCCGGGTGAGCACGGCCTCGCGCTGCACTTCCTTCGGCGTGTAGACGCGGCAGTCCCGCAGCTTGGGCCCGACCTCCGGGTCGTCCATGGCGAGCAGCGGCACGCCGCCCGGCTCCTTCACGGTGTGGATCATCGTCCTCTCCCTGCAGAGGTCTACCCCGGCACCCCGGCGGTGCCGAGGTGGGTCACGCCGCCGCGGTCGCCGGGCAGCACGAGCGCCCCGCCCGGCGAATCCGGGCGGGTAACATTTCGGGTAACATGACGCGCGAGCGCCTACGCGCTTCTGCGTTGCTGCGGGGGGTGCGCGCGGGCCCCCGACCCTTTACATTCGGACGGGAGCGCGAGGATACGCGACCATACGCGCCCGCCGGGATGGCACCGAGCTTGCCATGAACCCCGTGCAATGACGCGGGGTTTTGCACGTCGGGTAACATTGCGGGTAACATCATCCCTCCGCGCCTCCCTTCCGCACGCGCAGGTGCGCCCGGTCCAGCCCCAGGCCGCGCACCGCCTCGTTGACCTGCTCCCGCTGGTTCGCCGGACGGCTCCCCAGGTACCGCGTCGACGTCTGCGGCGACGAGTGCCGGAGGAACATCATCAGCTCGCGGTGGTTCATCGACCGCCCGGCCTCGGTCCCGGCGATGTGCCGGAGATCCTTGAACCGGAGGTTCGCCAGCGACACCGGCGCGTCCCGCATCGCCCCCCGACTCACCTCCGCCGGCACCCCCGACGCCCGCGCCCGCGCCTCCGCCCACAGCATGCCGATGTTCGTGTAGCCCAGGCCGAAGATGGTGTCGTCCGGGCCCTTCCCTTCGACGAGCGTGCGCACGATGGCGGCGGCGACGTCGGGCAGCACCGCCCGGACGTTCCGCACCTTCGTCTTCGTGTCCTGCGGCTCGATGCTGTTGTCGCGCGGGTCGAAGTGCCGGACGAGCTGGCGAGCGATCGGCCCGCGGTCGAACCCCGTGACCATGGCGTACACCACCACCGGATACAGCCGGTCGTCGCACGCCTCAAGGAGACGCGCGACCTCCTCGCGCGTGATGTTCACGTCGCGCGAGTCGTCCTCGTGCGGGCGGGAGACGCCCGCCATCACCGCGTCGCGCCCGGCCTCCCCCAGCTCGTGCAGCAGGAGGTGGTTCACGGCCTGGTGGAGGGAGCGGGCGACGCTGTTCGGCCGCTCGCCCTCGCGGAGCTGCGCGGCGTACAGCGCCATGATGTTCTTCGCCCCCGTCTCCCCCCCGGGGTGGCGTGGGTCGGGCAGGCGTGAGAGCCAGGACAGGCGGGCCCCGGCCGGGAGCCGCTTCCTCAGCGTCTCGAAGCCGTCCCGGTACCGGCGGTCCTTCACCAGCGGGAGGTAGCGCTCGATGCAGTCCCGCAGGTCCGGGTCCGTGGCGAAACGCTGCAGCTCGTCGGTGCGGCCCTGGAGCTTCGCCGCCCACAGCTGGGGCAGGGAGTACCCCCCGGCCTTCGCGGGGCGGAGCAGGCCGTCGATGAGCCGCGGCTCGGAGAGCGCGACCTCCTGTAGGTACGCCTCCATCCGGGCCGCCAGCGCCTTGTTCGCCGTGCCGGTCGAGAAAGGACCGATGCGGCCGAAGCCCGGCAGCGTCGGCCAGACGTAGTAGGAGGGGCGGCCCGGCTTCTTGTACGGGCTCACGCGGACCTCTGGAGGTAGTCCGCGGGGAGCGCCGGCGCCGACCGGCCGTTGATCTGCCGGCACCCGTCGAGGTACCGGAGGATGTCGAAGCCGCGGTAGCCGACCCGGCCCCCCTTCGGGCCCACAGGCGTCTTCGGGAGGAGGTCCTCGGGGATCTCGCTCACCGTCTGCGCCCCCCGCTTCCCGTACAGGCACAGCAGGGTGGCCGTCTCCTCGCGGGTGTACAGCGCCGACGCGACGATCTCGCTCTTGGCGATCGGCGCCGGCGTCTCGGCCGCGGCCGCCTCCGCCGCGCGATCCGGATCCGCAGCGCGCATCAGCCCTCCCCCCGCCCGTGGCGGAACTCGTCGACGGTGCGCGCGACCCGGCGGCGGTGCGCCGCCTCCCTCCGCCACGCGAGCAGAGCGACGGGCGCGCCCAGGACGATCCACAGCGCGCGGATCAGCATCTCACGCATGGGAGGCGGCCTCCCGCCCCGCGGCGCGCGTCGCCCGGTCGCGCATCAGCTTCGAGACGCGCGGGTGGCACGCCGCGGTGGCGTGGTAGGACGGCCGCCCCTTCGTGCGCTCGAGGATCGGCTCCCCGCACGCCTTGCAGCGGATCACCGGCGCGCGGTTCCGCGAGTGCTCGGCGGCGTCGACCTTTCGCCGGTGCGATCGGCAGTGCTCGGCGCACCGCAGCGCCCGCCCGCGGGCGCCGCTCACCGGCGCGTCGCAGTCGCGGCAGATGCCCGCGCGCCGGCGGCGGTCCGCCTCGGCGACCGCGGCCACCGCGACCGGGTCGACGCCCGCGAGGTCGTGCTCGTCGTCCGGCTCGTACCGCCGCGGTGGCAGCGGCGTGCAGACGTGGGGCTCAAGGTGCTCCGTCATCCGGCCGTGCCCGTCCGTGCCGAACCGCACCGCGAGGGAGCGTCGGCAGGAGGGGCAACGCCCCCGGGCCGTCTCACGCATCGCTCACCTCCGCGGCGGGGGCGCGCTCGATGGCGAACTTCAGGTACCACACCCGCAGGCGGTGCACGGTGGGGGAGTACGGGTCGGCGCCGTCGAGGAACTTGCGCAGGCCCGTGGGGCTCATCCCCACCTCGCGCGCCACCCGCCGCAGCGACGTGGCGTTGACCCGCGCAGCGATCTCCTCTCGGATGCACCGGATGCTGGCCTCGCGTCGAGAGGCGGGCAGGGATGCACAGGGGGGAAGCGTCGTCATCGTCAGAATGGAGGTTCGATGGAGTCGTCCGGCGCGAGCGCGGGCACCACGTCGGTGCACAGCGCCTCGCGGCGGGCGAGGTATGCGATGAGCGCCTTCCCGGCGCCCGTGACTTCCCGGTCTGCGGCCCACGTCACCCCGTCGGCGAGGCTCTCGAGCTGCGCCTCCGAGCCCCCGATCTGCACCCCGTACCGCACCAGCGCCCGCCGCGCCCCGGCCGCCCGCTCCGCCGGCCACGTGGCCGCGGTGCGCCCCTCGATGAGGGTGGCGTAGAAGCGCCGGAGGAGCCGCGCGGCCTGGCCGGAGAGTCTCCTCGTCGCGCGCTGCTGGACGTGGCGGTCCCACGCGGCCACCAGGTCGTGCGCGTGGGTGGAGCTGAGCACGCGCACGTCATCCGGCATGGGCGGACTCCCACGCGATGACCTCGTCGACGGAGCGGGCGAGCAGGTACGGCGTGCCGGCGCGCTCGCACGCCGCCTGGAACTCCCGCTGCTCCGGCGTCTGCCGCCCCTTCGCGCTCTTCAGCTCGACGAAGCGCAGGCCGCGCGGGGTGAGGACGACGAGGTCCGGCATCCCCTTGTCGACCCGGCTCCCCCCCTGGCCGGTGTCCTGGCCGCAGTGGCGGCAGGCGGACGGGCGGTACCCCTGTTCCGTGTCCCACACCTTCGCCCCCTGCAGGCGGTACCACTCGCGCACGCCGCGGCGTATCTCGTCCTCGGACTGCGGAGGGAGCGTGGCGGCGGGCGTCGGCTTCTCCGCCCGAGCGTCGGACGCGGCAGGCGCCGCCGCCGCGCTGCGGCACGGCTCGCACTGGAGGCCGACGGCCTCACGCTCGCGGCAGATGACACACGCGCTCACGCGGCCTCGCCGGGCGCGGGACCGAGAAGCTCAGGGGCGACGCTGCCCAGCGCGCGCTTGTGCTGAAAGGTGAACCCCGTCTCCCGCTCCCAGGAGACGTACAACCGGTACAGCTCAGGGTTGTGCATCGCCCCCACCCGCAGGTCATTCGCATCAGCGAGCACACACAGCGCGCAGGACACCCGGTTGTTGCCGTAGACGTATGCGGGGTGCGCCGGCCAACCATCGAGCGCATCGGCGTGGTGTCCCGCTGCGTACGCGCGGCGACGTAGCTCCAGCTCCTCGGCGTTCGTTCCGATCTCCGCCCACACCTCCTCGACAGCCCAGTCGAAGACGGGCATCCAGTCGAACGCGAGCCGGTCCTTCCCGGCTGGATTCCACCGAGTGAACGCTTCCTCTGGCGTGAGCTCCCGCAGCGCTTTGGCGGTGAGGGTGGCGTCCAACTTGAACGGCGTCTTCTTCGCCCGCGCCGCCGATTCCTGGGCGCGCATCCCCATCGCGCTCACCACCAGCCGGAAGCGGCGCGTCACCTTGTCGATCTGGTTCTCCTTCTGGTGCGCGGTGCAGTACCTACTCTCCGAGGAGGGCCAGAAGGGCGCCCCCTCGCGCTCTCCGTCAGGCATCTCCGCGTTCCGGATTTCCCGGTCGATCTGGCCGCGTTTCTGGTCCGCCGTGCAGTAGCGGTTCGCCGCGTCGGGCCAGAAGGGCTTCGCCTCCGGCTGCGGCTCGCGCTTCAGCTTCTGGAGTTGGTCCCGCTTCTGATCGGCGGTGCAATACCGCTGCGTCGCGGTCGGCCAAGGGGACCGCCCGCTCCCGGTCAGCTTGTTCTTGCGGTCCTCGATCTCCTGCACCAAGTCCCCCTGCGAACGGCGCGTAACGATCAGGTCCAGGCCCGCCTCCCGCGCGATGCGCTCGCAGTGCGGCAGCGACTCCTCCCACTCCGCGCGCCCTAGGTGCGCGTGGATGCAGATGGTCGTGCACCGCCACCCCCGGTCGCGGCGCAACCTCGCCAGCGCCTTCAACATCGCGTGGCCGTCCTTCCCGCCAGAGATGCTGACGAACAGCGCGGCGTCCTCGCGCATGAGGACTTGCTCCAGCACGTCCGGGACGGGGATCTCCTGCGGAGCGCGGGGCGCAGCGAAGAGCGGAAGCTGCGCGGTCATGCGTCGTCGGTCGGTTCGGCGTTCGGATCGGGCGCGCCAAGCGGCGCCAGGACGGCGACGATGGCGTGGCGCCAGGGCACCTTCCCCTCGGGCGGCGTCTCCCACCGCACCAGGCGGAGGCCCGGGGGGAGGTTCTCCTCGACGCCCTCGCGGTCGATCTCCCAGGGGCGGAGGTGCTCGCGCTGGACGAGCACGCGCTCCGTCCCGTCCTCCATCACCCGCCAGCCCACCCGGCGCTGGTAGCCGGCGGGCAAGACGAAGCGCGTCCCGGGCTCGCGGCGCGCACGCGCCCGGGTCCGCATCATCGCCCCCGCCAGCTCGGCCAGGTCGGCGCGCTCGTCCACCTCGGGAGCGGTGGCCATCAGAAGGGGAGGTCGAGGCCGTCGTCCTCCTCGGGCGCCTCCTCGCCGTCGATCGCCACCTCGGCACCCTGCGCCTTCGCCTGCTCGCGCCGCTGCCACATGTCGTCGGGGCCGATCGCCGTCTTCTCCCCCTCCGCCGGCGCCGCCCCGGCGGGGGCCGCCGCCTTCGCGGCGCGCTTCGCCGCGCGCGCGTCGAGGTCGGCGTGCAGGTCGGCGAGCTTGTCGCGGGGGACGCCCTTCGCCTTCGCGTCGGCCAGCCAGGCGAACCACCGGTCCCCCGCCTTCACCCGCATCCCGTGCTCGCGCAGCGCGTCGAGCTCGTCGGCCGATGCGAGGACCACGGCCGGGACCGTTTCGACCGCCTCGCCGCCCTCGGCGTCCATCGCCTCGGCGCGCGCGTTGGCGGCCACGTCCTCCATGTCCTGGGTGAACGCGTCGCTCAGGCCGAAGGTGGTGAGCGTGGCATCCACGTACGCCCGCTTCTTCGCCATCTTCAGGACGGTGTTCTCCGAGTCGCGCGGGCGGTCGACGTACTTGCTCTCCATCGTCGAGCAGGAGCCCACGCCGGATCCCACCGTCGTCCCCGTCTGCACGTGCACCAGCTCGCAGCGGATGACGTAGCGGTAGAGGCCGAAGGAGACGCCGCTCTCCTCCTCCCAGCCGACGAACTTCCGGTCCTTCCACTTCTTCTTCCGCTTCTGCCACGGCACCTCGCGGTCGTGCTGGACCTCCTGCTCGAGGATGGAGAACTCCGGCCGGACCCCGTAGCCCGCGCACACCCGCTCGGCGCCGGGCTTCAGCAGGTTGTTCTTCCCCTTCCGCTTCCCGTCCTCGTCGGCCCGGTCGGTACCGGGGATCACCCCGTAGTCGCGCCCGGGCTGGAGCGCCGCGGCGATGTACTCCCGCACCTCCTCCTGCTGCTGGATGACCTCCCGCACGGGGGCGATGGGTCGCAGGAGCCCGACGGCACGGTTCGGCGCCGCGACCAAGGCGGCCCCGGGGGAGGAGCCCCCGGCGCTCGTCTCGTCGTTCATGCGGCGTCCTCCGTCTCGGGGTCGGCGACCGTCGGGGCGGCGGTGAACGTCCGCGCCAGCGTCCGCAGCGTGTCCTGCAGGTCGCCCCACAGGCGCGCGGCGTGGGCGGCCTCGCGGTGCGCGCGGTCCAGCCCCACCACCTCCGGCGCCTCCCGCGCGAGCGCCTCGCACTCGGCGAGGCTGCGGGGCTTCGTCGCCCCCGCCGGGATCTCCTCGCGGAGGCGGCGCTCCACCTGGCCGCGGAGCAGCGCCCGGGCGGACTCGGCGTCGGCCGCGGCGCGCGTGGCGCGGGCGGCCTGGAGCCCGGCCACGTGGGCGGCGCGCGCGAGCTCGACGGGATCCTCGCTCGAGCGCACCAGGCGGTCGAGCGCGAGGAAGAGGTCGACCTCGCCCCCGTTCTCGTATCCGTAGGTGCCGAGCGCGCGGAGAGAGGCGCGGCGCTCCGCGCGCTCGGCGGCCTGCGCGGCCGCGGCGGCGAGCGTGAGGCGCGCGGCCTGGGGATCGGTGGTCATGGTCATGCGGACGGCTCCGGGTCGGGCGTGGAAGAGAGGGCGTAGTTGAACAGCCACGCCGTGTAGTTGCTGTTGTCCGCGGGTGTGAGGAGCTGGCCCTCGCTCCGCCCGCTGAGCTTCGTCCACTCGGCCATGCGCGCGTTGCTCCACGCGACGAAACCGGCGGCCGCGTCGGCGGGGCTGTCGCTGAGCTGGAAGCGCGCGTCCATCTCGTGGGGGGTGAGGCGGTGCGCGAGGGCGTACGCCGTGAACCGCGCCCGGTACCGGCGCTCGTGGAGGAACACGTCCCGGACGGTCGCGGCGAGCACGTCCCGCAACCGCTCCACCTCGCGCATGGGGTGGTCGGGGCAGACGAGAGCGTGGAGGCGGATGACGGTCCGGTAGTCGTCGAGCGGCGCGTCCTGGCGCCAGTCGCAGAACGAGCACACGGTCGGGACCGTCCGCGCGTCCTCGTGGTCGGCGAACTGCGCGGCGATGAACCCCGGCGGCAGACCGGCGGCGGCGGCCATCTCGTCCCGCAGCCGAGCGAACGCCGCCATGGAGACGCGGTCCTCCTCGGACCCGTCCACCTCGCCGAGCGAGCGCTCGTGGCACTCCGACGCGACGATGGCGCACGCCGCGCGGTACCACCGCTCCTCGAGCGGCATGTCGTCGATGGAGGTCGGCTCGGCCGGGCTCATCGCCCACCCCCGGACTCGACGCGGGCGGCGTGACGCGCGCGGACCTGCATCATCAGGTGCACGGCCTCGAACGTCGGGATGCGGCCGAGGTGCGCGGGGCGGGGCGGCACCGCCGGGGACCGGAACCCGACGGCCGGGAGGATGGAGGCCTGCACGCCGCGGCCGACGCACGGGCGGCAGAGGATGCGCGGCGACACCATCCCCGGCAGCTCGTCGCCGTCGCGCTCGACGTGCCCCTCGCCGCCGCACCTCGAGCAGAGCGGCAGGCCCAGGGCGGCGGCGGCCTCCACCTCGATCCGGCGCTCGACCTGGAGGACGTCGTACGCCTCCGACACCCGCCCCTCGTCGGCGAGCGCCCGCGCCATCCCCGCCAGGTGGTAGAGCGCGGCGATCGACACGGCGAGGAGCCGGTCCCGCTGCGCGGTGAGCCGCTCGATCTTGTACTCGCTGCCGCCGCGGTGGCGGCGGGCGCCGGTCGGCGCCCCGGCGGGGGCGCTCACGCGCCACCCGCCTGCGGCGCGGCCGCGGCCTCCGCCTCGGCGAGGCGGCGCATGTCCTCGAGCGCGTCGCGGTCGCTGGCATAGAAGCTGGGCACGCGCTCGAGCCCCGGGTCGGACGCCTGGTAGATCAGCGCGGCCGCCACGGCCGTGCTCGTCCGCTCCTCGAGCGCACGGCCGGCCTCGCCCGCCAGCGTCACCACCCAGCCGGCCCGGCAGTGCGTCGTCTCGCACGTGTGCCAGTTGCCCATGTTCAGCGCGCCCGGGCGGCTGGCCGCCGCGTACACGGCGCCGTGGATGGACGGGATGACGGGGACTCCCGCGCCGC